AAAATCCTCGCATATCTGTAATGATGTGAGCCATCAAAACCATAGTGTTTCATTAAACCCTCTTCCTCTAATCCTAACCACTTTGCAAATCTTAAACCTTTATCAAAATCAGCTCTTATCGCAGTTTGAACTCTTTTTATATTGTGTTCTCTTGCAAGTCTTGTAAAATTTTTTTTAATTGCTCTTGCTACCAAAAGAGGATGTTGCCAAACTTTATGACTTGCGAGTACCCATCCTTCTGCAACACCATCCCAAATAATTTTCATACCAGAAGAAGCAATAGGCTCATCATTAACGATACAAGTGTAAGCTAAACCTTTTTGTTCTAGCTCCATCGCTTCTCCGTCAAATTTTGCATCTTGATCCATAAGTACATGATTCATTTGATTGGCTAAAATAATCTTACCATGTTTTGCAATGTAAGGCACTATATGTAGTATATTATCCGTCATTTGTGGCTAACCTTGGGTATAACGATAAAATAGTAAAAGGTAAAGGTTGAGTTTGTCTTACAAAGATAAACCCATCTGTTTCATAGTTACCTCTAAATTCAACTTGTTTGTCTCCTGAAAATGGTGGAATACCCTCATCCATAAGATCAGCAGAACTTCTAAAAGGTATTCTTTCTAAATCATTTAGATTAGGTCCCACCTCTACACCTATAGTTTCAAACATTCTAACTGTAATATCGTAAATTCTTTTAGTCTTACCTTGAGATGTTCCATCTTGAGATCCTGCATCTAATCTCATGGTTTGTAATAAAGAAGTATAATTTAATCCAACCTTAACATTTTTAGAAGAACGATCTAAAGTAATAGATCCACTTGCAACTGTTTTATCTGGGTGTGTTGCACCATCAGCTAATATTCCAACAGCCTGTCCTTCAAGGTGATCTAAACCTGAAATTGTTGTAACTGCTGAACCGCTATAACTTAATGCACTATCTAAAAAATTAAATGTTGTATTGTCGGTTTCATCAAAATCAAATACATTTAAGTATTCTACATATCGTCTTGTTATTCCATTAACTGTTCTTTTAACAATAACCCAAACTTGATACTCGGTATCATCAGTAGGTATAACAGAAACACTTTCACATACGGCTTTACCCTCATTAGTTTTTGCTAATCGAGTAGCATCGTCTAAAGATTTAATTGTTAAAAATCCTGTAGATGATGGAGATGTTTCTGTAATCGTAACAACATTACTAGAAACTGTTGCTGTAAAATCAGAATCAGCATCTATTAATGTTTTTAAGTTTGTTGCTGTTTGATTATTACTTGTTGCAGTATGAAATTTTCCAGTTGTAGAAGATGTAGCGGATGTAAAGGTTGTAGTTGTTCCATCTACTTTTGTTAAAACAATTCTTGTACCATTAGCTATATTTGCATAATCAGTAACTGTGATTGTTGCATTACCAAATCTTCCACCAAAAATATGTCTATGCCAAGCAGTTACTTGCTGTTCTCTTTGATAAGTAAACCCTACTAATTCGCCATCACCTCTTACTCCATAAATAATTTGATTCGGCTCTTGTTGATAAGCAATTTGTGTTAATCCACCTTCAGTAATATGCTCAGCAAGAATAGTCATATCAGGTGCAATGTAACCATCCACATCAAAGTTATAAGCTAGTTCTCTTATTTTTCTTTTAGCTCTTTGTAAAAATAATGTTGCGTTACCTACAGCTAAAGCATCTACATTTGCAGAGCCATGATTAGATTGTTTCTTAATTAAAATATTAGTTGGAGTAACTGCACTATCTGTACCACCGCCTGATACAGTAAATTCACCACCTGCTGTACCAATAATTAAAGTTCTTGTTGCTGTCATAAAACGAATAGCATTAACTTGGTTAGAAGCAATCGTGTAAACCATTGCATCATCATCAGCTACTGTTCCGCCAATATTTTCATCCATGTTTTCATAATCACCTGATTTAGAAAAGAATATGGTTTGAGGTTGATCTGTTGTTCCTGCAAAAACTAATCGTTGTTCAAAAAAAGTAACGCAAGAAGGATGACCTGTAGTATCTGAAAATGATCCTAGTTGAAAAGCTGCTGTTGCATCTGTATTTGTAAATGCAGTTGTAATTGTAGCCACTGCAACTGTAGCACTTGTTCTTGCTGTAATTGTTGCATAACCACTATTAAAAAAAATTTGTCTGCCTACATCAGTTGCTAACCAACCTACACCACCATTAATTCCTGTAATGGCAGATGCAGTAATATTAACACCTGTTCCTACTCCAGCAGAAGCTGGTGTTAAAGTAGTTGCTGTTGTGTTGGCATCCATAAAAGGTCCATTAGTAAAATCAACATCAGTTAATGTCCATGTAGTGTGAGCTGTCCGAGAAAGTTTTTCTACTTCGTGAGAAGGATGCGTAATATACATAACATCAGCAGATTGTGCAAACTTAATATCAAACAGTTGAGCTGTTGTATAAGGAGTAGCAATTTCATAAACTTTATTAGCTGTTCCTGCTGAACTATAAGCAGTATAACCTGTACTGTTTACATTTGTTCCATCTTTATCTGTTAATTGAAAAGTGTTTGTTGTTACACCTGCAACTAAAAATCTTTTACCATTAACCTGTGTCATTCCTACGACAGCAGTAATAACAACTTCATCTCCATTGGAATAACCATGTGAATTAGAAGTAACCACAGCAGGATTAGCTTGAGTAATTCCTGTTATTGTTTTATCGCCTTCTAAAATTGAACCATTATCTTTATAGAATCTTATTTTTAAATTTGAAAACTCCAACATATAAGTTTGTGTTGTTGAAAATTCAAAAGGAATTAATCTTGTTTTATTATCGCTGTCTGCAACTTCGGCAACAAAACTTGAGCCTGGTCGTCTTGCAGCAGCTCCATGAGGATAAACAACTAAGTTTTCTAAGGTTGAGCAACCTGAAGAATATTTAGTAAGATCATTTCTTCCATCTAATCGTGGAGATAATTCACCACCTGTAAAGTTCGTTAATTGAACTGCAACTCTAGCCATGAATTAATACCTTGAGTTAATAAAAGTTCCAGCATCAATAACATCTGTCATGCCAAGGTCTTGATCTATATTCTGTCCTTCAGTTGAATCTACAAATCTTGCATCTCTTAATTTTTCTTTAAATAACTCATACATATTTTGAGTAGTGTTATTATTAGAAGTGATTGCAAAAGCCATATCAGCAGCAAGAGATGAAGATAATGTTTCTCTTAATAATTCATCATACTCATTAGGATCTGTAATTCTTGCAACATATAAAATTTTCATACTTGATGTGTTACTTAATATTTTTCTACCTTCAACTTTATAGTTTGAATCGTAATCTAATATTCTAAGTAATCTTAAACAATCAGCAGGTAAAGTATATTGGTAAGAAAAACCCCAAGCAGGAGTAGCAACATCTGCTGCGATAGCAATTCTTTTTTGTAAACAATTCCAAGGATGTGTTCTAAATAAGGCATCTCTAACTTGTGTGTATCTTGAATTGCAAAGCCTTGCGTTTTTTGAATCTTCTGTTAGGGAAAGAATTGTTGTTCCCCCTAATTGATTTAATGCTCCATTACAAATTCCAACTACTGATGCCATTGATTATGATTTTTTCTTTTTTGGAAAACCAGCTTTCATATTTGCGTAGGCTTTCTTTGTGATTGTACTTTTCTTTTTTGATCTTGATGTTCCCGCTTTTTTTCTTGCGTTTATATTTCTATATAAGCTCATATTAATCCTTTATAATATATTTTCTTCTTATTTGTCTATCTTTTAATAAGGCAAATATCTCTTCTTCTGTTCGTTCTTCTTTTGTGTCAAAACCATAATGATACTTAGCATCATTTTTAAAGCGGTCCACTAACACATACCTATAAACATAATCGTTTTTTTTAAAATGTAATACAGGTTTTAAATCTTCTATCTTCTTCATACTAAAAGGGGGGAAGTACCGCTAGGCAAGATCCCCCCCTAATATTTGTAACAATTAGTTTATTAATTTACAACGTAATTAATATTCCAATTTAACGATCCAGCAGTACCACCTGTTGCATCAAACGTGATTGCAACATAGTAATATCCACCAGGATCTGAACTGTCTCCAGCTAGTTCCCATACCTTTTTAGAACCAGTGTTTAGATCAGCAGCTTCGAAACGAACATCTGTCATTCCAGCAGCATCTGCTACTGAAGTTGCGAAAGCATCTTCGTCTTTTACCGCACCTGCTGTCGTATAAAGACCAACATTGAAAGTACACGAACCACCGAATGTGTCTGAGCCAATAAATAATTGTGGCACAGCCGCATTACTAGGAATGGGTGCTAACATAACAATGTCGTTATCTGTACTATCTCCAGCAGCAAGTTCTACCGATCCATGAGCAGTTCTAACAACACCAGCCAACTCGGCTGCGTTATTAGCTACTGGTGGAGTCGCTTCGAAATTAGCTACCAGGTCTGTATTTTTAGTTGTCATATTTTATATCCTTCCTATTATGCTTCTGTACATTGTACTTCAAGAACTTTAGCTTCTTCCATTCTAGTAGCACCAATGCTCATGCAGTAGTACACTTGAGTAGCATAAGACTTGTCGCTTCTTTCGTCTATTCTAGCATTAACATCTTTGCCAATACCTAAAGCGATTCCATCTTGTGCGTAAGCTATACATGATCTAGTTGTGCTAGATAATGCAAGTCTATTCGATACAATGAAATTAAAACCAAGAAACGAGTTCACTTCACCATTAGCCAATGCTTTGACTGTGTTGAAATCTGAACTTGTAACCTCAGTTGTTCCTAAGAGATCAGTAATCTGCTTCGGAGAAACGATAATGTTTCTCGGAATTGAAGGATCTATATCAGCTAAATCAAAAGTCTGCTTAGCAGTTCTTAATTTAGCAATCGTTAAACCAACACCGCCATGTGCAATGGCTGTTTGTGCTGATGTACTTGTAGCTCCTGTTTCACCAGTGAACGCAGTTCCTAGTGCAGCAGTTATGATCACATCATCCATAGCTCTTCCCATTGCCATAGCAGCGGCTTGAGCATAAGTTGATGTAGGGTCGATTAAAAGACGTACTTTGTCTTGTTGATCTATTAAATCAGCAAATTCATAATCTGCAAGAGATACTCTACGTCTAGCGTGAGGTGTATCTATTTGCGGAGTGTCTGAATGTCTGCTTGTTTTTTCAACAGCAGTTACTGATCCAACTTGGTCGAAAAATGCGTTTTTTCCAACCACGGATTCAACTCTGACTTTGTCTCTTAATAACGATCCCATTTGTTGAGACAACATTTGAATGTTAGCAGAATACTGCTGTACAAATGCTGTAGTTATTTGTGATGACATATTTGTCTCTCCATATTATTGTTATTATTAAAATAATTCAGAAAGGTTCTCCGTCTGATTAGACAGGCATCTCTTGCATTTAAGGTCTGTTAGACCGCAGTATTGTTTCTTGCAATCAATAAGGTTTTTATCAAATTGTCTTATATAAACCCCTTACATTATTTTTAAAAAAAATACAAGGGGTTTAAAATAATTATTTATTACTCATAGTCATTTCTCTTAAAGTATAAACTTGTTGCACCGATTTATCGTGATCGGGATGTTGTTTATTCCAATAAGGTCCTTGTCTATCGTTGACAATGGTAGCTATTTCAGACTCTAAATCTTTAACTGTACTAACATTTTCACTTTCAGTTGATACAATTTTATCCTCAGACATCATATTTGCAATCTTTGCAAATCCTTTTATGATCTCAGGATGATCTCCAAGCCTTGTTCCATTTTGAAGTGTCATATCTAAAACATCTGCATTGATATTAGCTTGAGCTAATGCTCCTGCTTGTTTTATTTTAGCTTCAAAATCTCTACCCCATTCTTGTCTTAACTGTTGAGTAGCTTGAGCTTGTGCAGTTTCAGTATCAACTTGAGCTTGTTTAGCTGTGCCTTCCATACTGTTTTTATAAAATTCCAATATGCCTTGAGCTTGTTTATTATTCAAACCCAATTTGTGCGATTGCTCGGCAAAGGATTTAATTGCACCCTCATCCATAGGAACAACATCAGATTTAGCTTCTAGTTTATATTTTTCCGCAGATTCTGGTCTGCCTAATTTTGTATAAACTTCATTCCATTGATCTTCTGTTGAGTTATTATTTGGGATAACCATTTTATCCTGACCAATCATTTTCGTTGCGTTAATATAACTTTTAGCTAACGCATCTATCTCAGTAAACTTTTTAATGTTTTGGTCATCTCTATACTCTGGAGAGATTGCATCTTTCCAAGATTTAGCTACAGGAGCTGGTTGCTCAGTAGTAGCTGATATAGTTGTCTCTGTTGTTGTTTCTTGTTTTGTTTCTGGTTGTGCTGTAGAGGGAGTTGTCGTTTCTACAGGCACAGCAGAAGGCTGTGTTGTCTGTTCATTTGACATTGTTATTTTCCTTTTTCGTTATCATTTCGTAGCATAGCTTGAATAAATAGAAGGATGCTACGTTGACCTTCCATATATGCACTTTCATGACTATCCCCTTTTACATTAGTGGTAGTATGATGATGGCATCTCTTTTCTAAATCAGACAATACTTCTTTACCTTCGTCTGAACTGAATATCATTTTATAGTTTGTTTTTAAATTCTTAACGTATTGTTCTAGTTTTTTATTTGCTTCTCCCATAACTATGCAACATCAGCATTGGCTACCGCTTTTGCTTCTTCAGGTAGTGCTTTTGCTAATGGTGCTATATCTCCTCCTGCTTTCGCTAGTTGTTGAACTTGTTGCATTTGTTGCATCTCTTGTTGTTGTTGTTGTGCTTGTTGTCTTTCGGCATTAACTTGACTTTGTGATTTTAATATTTTTTGCGGGACACCCACTATATCAGCTAAGTGTTTAACAAGATTATCAAAATTAACATAATCAAATACAGGTGCTACATTTGCAAGTGAACCTAATATTTCTATTGCTCTCATAATAGATTGTAGCTCTGAAGATTTTTGTGCTTTCGCTAAAGGAGAAACATATTCAATTTCTATATCTCTACCTGATAAAAATTCTGGTGCTTGAGGTAATTGATTGTTTCTTAATAGAATATTAAATACACGATCAATTAAAGGTTTTAATAATTCAGATTGTAATCTACCTAAGACAGGTCCTAGTAATCTCATCTTCTCTTCGTTTCTTTGGATCACTTCAGTTGCTGTCATTTGTGGACCATCTTGCATCATAAGTTGATTAACATAGAATACAGCTCTAATAGCATCTCTTCTTTGCTGCTCCATATTTAAACCTAATGGATTATTTGCACCAATATTTAAAGGTTCAATTCTATCTCTTGTGCCTGATCTATAAAAATTTAAACCCCCTGGTACTGTTCTCACAGGTAATAAAAATCCATCATCAGGAACAAGTAAAGGTGGGTCAACTTGTTTTTGTGCAGCTTTAATAGTTGTCTTAGACATTTCATTTAGCATCTTCACATCTGGCAATGCTGTCATTGCAGGTGATCTTCCATAAATTTCATTTGATGCTTTTAAATATCTTGGGACTACAAAAGGAAACTCTTTAAATCCTGATA